CCGTCATCCTCCCAATCATCAGCGAATACGATCCCAAGGGCGCCAAAAAAGCGATCGCCCAATTCAAGCAACTAGAAACCTTCGGCGAAAAAGCAAACTTCGCAATCAAAAAAGCAGCACTCCCAGCGGCCGCCGCCGTTGCCGGCTTAGGTGTAGCCCTCGTCGGAGCAACTCAAGCCGCCATGGAAGACGCAGCCGAGCAAGCCAATCTTGCGCTCGTCATGCAGAACGTCACGGGAGCAACCGACGCACAAGTCGCTTCACAAGAAAAGGTCATTGCCGCAATGTCGAGGGCGTCCGGCACCGCAGACAGCGAACTCCGTCCGGCCTTCCAAGCGCTTCTCGTAGGCACCAAGGACATCACTACAGCCAACACCGCGCTTGCGCTCGCTCAAGACATCGCACAAGGCTCTGGTAAGGATCTAGCGACCGTCTCCGATGCACTTGCCAAAGCCTACGGAGGCAACTTCAAAGCCCTCGGACAACTCTCCCCAGAGATCAAAGCAATGATCAAAGACGGAGCATCCTTAGACGAGGTCATGAGCGTCCTTGGCGGAACCTTTGGAGGAGCCACGGCCGCAGCCGCAGAAACCGCCGCAGGCAAAATGAAGATCCTGAAGAACTCGCTAGACGAAACTAAAGAATCCGTCGGCGCCGCACTACTTCCAGCATTCGAAGCCGTCCTCCCAGTAATCCAAAAGTTTGCAGACTGGGCGCAAGCAAACCCCGGAGTCTTCTTGGCCATTGCCGGCACGATCGGCGCTATTGCCGTCTCGATTATGGCAGTCAACTTTGCGATGGCGCTCAACCCGTTCTCGGCTATTGCAGCCGGCATCGCCGTCATGGTTGTCGCACTTGTGGCCGCATACAAAAAGTTTGAATGGTTCCGCGATGGCATCAACGGAGTCATCAACTTCATCATTGGCGCATTTGAGAACATGGCGAACATGTGGATCAAAGCAATCAACGTGCTCATCAAGGCATACAACGCGATCCCGTTCGTCGACAACGTGGGAACATTGAATGAAATATCTCTTGGCCGTATCGGTCAGGCCCAAGAAGCGGCTACGGGTGGCATCGGTGGTATCCGCATGATGGCCACGGGAGGCATTGTGACCGCTCCGACTTTGGCGATTGTGGGCGAAAAAGGCCCAGAAGCCGTCATCCCATTAGATCGAATGAAGAACAACGGTGGACAAAACATTACCGTCAACATTACGGGCGGCATCTCAACATCGGCAGAAATAGGCCGCGCCGTTGTAAACGCCATCAAAGCAATGAACCGTGTAGACGGCCCAGCACAAATCCAAGTCGCGTAATGGCCGCCACAATCGTCCAATCGGGATCCTACGATCTCCTCATCGACACAGGCTTCTTAGTCAACGCATTCCGTTTAGACAACACAGTTGCGGGCGTCCTAGACAACACCGAATACGTGCTCAACGGAACGACCCAATATGCATCCGTGATCGAGGGCTCCACAAACATCAGCGTCACACGCGGCCGCCAAGACACAGGCGATCAATTCACTGCCGGCTCGATGAGATTCAACCTTTTGGACGGCTACGCAGGCGGCGTCTTCAACCCGTTCAACCAAGATTCGCCGTTCTTTGACACCGCAAACGATCAACCCGGACTAGCCCCAATGCGAAACGTAATCCTCACACGCGAAGGCGAAGAACTCTTCAACGGCTACATCGTCGACTACATGTACGACTTCGCGCTCGGAGGATTAGACAGCGTCAGCGTCACTTGCGCCGACCGATTCTATGTGCTTTCCCAGACTTACATGGCCGAATACAACGTCTCAGAACAACTTGCAAACGTACGCGTAGAAGCCGTCCTAGACCTTCCAGAAGTCAACGCATTCCAACTACCCGGCGAACGCAACATAGAAGTCTCTACCGTCCGACTTGGCGGAGCCGCTGCCTACACCGTCCCCAACGGAACATCCGTCGCCGCATACATGGCCAAAATAAACGAATCAGTCCAAGGCAGAATCTTCGTATCACGCGATGGCGTCTTCACCTTCCAAGATCGAATCGGAACGACCCTCTCCGCATCAGTAGCAGACTTCCACGACAACGGAACCGCGATCCCTTACGACCAAGTAGGCATCTCATTTGAAGCCAACCAAGTCGTCAACCGCGCATCCGTAACCCATGCCGGCGGAGCCCCAGAAGTAGCAGAAGACCTAGCCTCCCAAGCGACCTACTTCATCCAGACGCAATCGATCTCGGACGCGCTAGTTCACAACGACGCAGCCGCCCTAGAACTCGCTCAGTATCTTCTAGTCGCCGAACCCGAGCCACGGTACACGAGCGTCTCCACGCCGTTCTCAACGCTTACAGACGCCCAACGCGACACCGTGGCCGTCATCGAGATCGGCAACACGATCACCATAGAGAAGTCATTTGCCACGGGCAACACCACCACGTCACTAGCCCAAGAGTTAGCGATCGAAGGCATCCAACATCAGATCGACCTATCTACAGGCCATCGCATCACCCTATTCACAAGCCCAACAACACTCGTCTACGAACTCATTCTTGACGATCTCATATATGGCACAATCGACACCGAGAATGTCTTAGGATAGGAATCACTATGGGAGCAAACGCAACAACATTTGTCCCGGCATACGTCGCCGGCGAAGTCTTGACCGCAGCCAACTTGAGCGTCACGAACTCGGGGATCCCAGTATTCGCGACCACGGTCACGCGCGACGCGGCCTTTGGTGGCACAGGCGAAAAGGTGTTAGCGGAAGGACAATTCGCTTACATTGAGGCAAGCAACGCTACTCAATACTACGACGGAGCGTCATGGCAAACAGTAGGCCCAACATTTTCGGGAGCCGTAGTTGCAACAAGTCAAACAACAACAAGCACAAGTTACACAGACTTATCAACCGCAGGCCCAGCAGTAACACTTACCACGGGCACAAAAGCGTATGTCATTCTTACGACCTACACATTCAACAACACGGCTAACAGCGTCTCAAACATGGGCTTTGCAGTATCGGGAGCAACAACTATTGCAGCAGCCGATGCAGCCTGTTTGCTATTCCGAGGAAACATAGCCGGTGGTCAAGACATACAAGCATCCGCAGTTTATGAAGTAACACTTACCGCAGGATCAAACACTTTTACCAGCAAGTACAAAGTAAGCGGAAACACAGGAACATTCTCTAATCGAGGAATAACGGTAATCGCAGTATGAACCTAAACCTTTTACGCCAAGCAGCCATCGCATTAGGCCACGCCGAACCAATCAGCATCGAACCCGACGGCAAAATTTGGTTAGGGCCAGACGCCGAACGCGTGTATTTGACCGACGCCGAACAAAAAGCCGTAACCCAAAAAGCAGCAACGATAGAGGCAGATAAAGCAGCCGCACGGCAAGCAGTCTTAGACAAACTAGGACTAACCCAAGATGAAGCCCAAGCATTGTTGGGCTAAATATGCGGCCCTGCTTTTCATGGTTGCCGTTGTAGCGTGGGCTTGTAGTGGCTGCACAATTAGCAAAACTAATGTCGAGTACCAATGCTTTACGAAAGCGTCGTGCGAACGTGGCACCTGAACAACAACATGCAGGCCTCATCGTATTTGTAGGCCGCATTATGGCCGTCTGCTTTGCGTTTACGATCATGGCGTTCATCTACGGCATCCTTTTCGTAGATCAACCAATGGAACAAGCCCCGACCGACGCCCAATTGATCGATCTCTTGTCCACGCTGCTCGTCTTCTTGACCGGCTCATTGTCGGCACTTCTAGCCTCAAACGGACTAAAGTCAAAAGCAAAGCAAGGAGACAGCAATGAAACCAAGTGACAAAGCAATGATCTCGACATACTTACATTCGGCACTCGCAGCCGTTGTCGCGCTCTACATGTCTGGCAACAATCAACCAGCCGACCTACTGGCCGCAGCCATCGCAGCCGTCGCACCACTAGCCGTCGGATACGTCAACCCAAAGAACAAGGCTTATGGCATCGGCAAAAACCCCGAAGCCTAAAGCCCAACCTTTACCGATCGTCGGCGCTCGGCCGTACACGGGCAACACGGACGGCGCATCACCGAAGCGACGTGCCGGCATGGATGCCTTCATCAAAGAAGTCATTTGGCTCGGTCAAGGCGCTCTTTGGGATAACGGCTCGTATGGCGTTCGCAACATGCGCGGCAAAGAAACTCTCTCAGTCCATGCCACGGGCCGCGCCGTCGATCTCTCGTATCGTCCAAGTGCAAGCAAGAAACTTGCTAACCGTAAAGACGCGCTAGAAGCAATTGAGAAACTTTGCGCCAATGCGAACGATCTTGGAATTGAAATGATTATCGACTATTTCCCTCAGCCTTTCGGTCGCGCGTGGAAATGCGATCGTCAAGCGTGGAGCAAATACAGCAAGCCGACAGTCACGGGCGCACCCGGCGGAGACTGGTTCCACATTGAGATCACACCACAAGCGGCAGACTCTTCAATCTTCGTCAAAGCCGCATTCCTAAAGGCATTCGGGGAAATCCACCCCTACTAGGCAAGCGTTGGCTAATGTCGGAATACCGACGAAAGGCCATTCTATGACCGATCCACAAATCTTCGACTATCTGGTGCTCAAGACAGTTCTTGACAACGGCCAAGAAGTACTTGTGCAGATCTTTATGAACGGCGGATC